GCTTGCATCTGGGCAATCAAAGGTGAAGCTAAACTCCGCTGTTGTAATCGGTATCTGCCACCATCCCGTTGTCGTTATACTTATATCGCTAAGGCCGTTAAGAATAATGGAGCATTCTTCGGGCAAGCTTATACCGCTAACGTGGATTCTTAAAATAGCATTCTTGCAATCGTTGCCTTGATTCCTAAAATCAACCGTTCCCTTGGTTGGCCCAGAAACCGTGATTCCATCCCCCAGGGTTACTGTTATGCCTCCCGTGTAGTAATTCGTTTCGGTGTTCCAATCCGCAGGAACGAGGTCTTTTGTGCCTAACGTGCTATCCACGCACACAATGGGCTGATTCGGTATAATCATTCGGTCAGAAGTTCAAAGGTTGTCATTCCTGTTTTAATATCGTGAGACATATTTAATATCCATCCCGTAATTCCGTTAAATACAATAGGAGAGGATGGGTCGGCCAATATGGTACTCAAATTTTCTCTTGTAAGGGGTACTTCAATGTTGTAAAGGTACTTGATGTGCAAAGATGATACATTGTCAATCGTGTTCCCGGCAATCTTTAAGCCATTAGATGTTCTAAGGATGTAGTTTCTCGCAACAAGCGGATGCACGGCGGAGCCTGTATGAATCAAGAATCTACCGAAAAACGGAGGACCTGTTAAAGTGTTAAACTCACACACATAAGAAACGCTGCCAAGATATTCGTTTGGCGGCAATGGTGCCGGTATGGTAAATGCACTCCAAAGACGCTGTTGCTGATTCGGGTCAAGAGAGACAAACCCTCCCCAATCCACCATATAAATAGTTTCCGTATTAATTAAATCAACATCAATAGAGAATCCCCCTTGAGGGAATCCCAAAGAGGTGTTTATGGTAGCATCGTTATCGGTACAGTCATTAGAGATGTAAGAAACTTCGGACTGCAAATAAGCCCAAGTATTTTCATTCGTTTGAGAGTAATTCAGCTTTGATATAGAAAACTCATTGTCCTTCTTTTTTGATACGAGCCTTACATCGTCTATTTGAATTGTTGGAGTTGTAGGAAAGAAATAGTCTTCTTGTTCTATGCGTACATATTGCGTTCCATTTTGAAAATACGGGTACATACTTAGATTATACAAGGAAGCAACAGACCCATACAAATCTTGAAAGCTCATATAAAGCGAATTGCTCCTTGGTGAATCGCCTTGTGGAGGAACGGATGGAGAGGACTGAAATGCTCCTCCACAATTTATATACAAATTAGTCCCTCCGTATTTTCCATTGACATCAACAGTTGTGCCTCCAACAACCGCTTCAAGCTTTCTTCCTGCTATTTGGTAATAGTCTTGAGCCGTATATAAAAGCGTGTTTGAAGGGAAGCTGGTTATTTTAATGGACACATCGGTGTTGTGAAAAAAACGAAACCGAAGCATTGTTTGACCATCATATACAACATCGGCGTTTCCGACATTCAATCCTTCAACTATTCTTGGATTTACCCCTTGCACCAAGTCTATTTCTTTCCCAGGCACGGTTCCGTCCCATTGAACGGCGATTATTATTTGGTTTCCGACATTGTTGCTATCTAACGGCCCCGCAAGGTTTGTTGTTACGGATTGCGGATTGCCATATATATCCGTCCAAGATGTTACGGCTTGAACAACGGTGTCTCCTCCAGGAACAACAAGATTGCCTACCCAGCCCAATATCATACCGCATATTTTTTCGGTGTAAAATTTTGCCGTTGTCCCAATGTTTATCCCTGGCCCTATACCTAAAAAATCGGAAACTATTGTGGCACCGTTGTCCGTTAGGTAATTAAGCATTTGTTGCATTACCTCGGCAACCCTAAATGACCTAAACATTTTAGCAAAAGCAGGATTTAATGCACCGGCCATTGCTGGAGTCAATGTGCTTCCAACCGTTCTAAAAGGCATTGGGAAGTCGCTTATTGGCGCAAGAATCTCCCCATTAACCGTTTTCTCGCAATTAACTTGAATCTTTGCGTCCTTTAACCTACTCAACTTTCCGTATATGGTATTGTCTTCAATGTTGCATTTAGCAACGCAACGATAAAGGTCAAGGTCTATTTCGGACAAGAAGATGATGCCTTCCCGATTAATTCCGTTTGTGCATAGCTCTTCAATCTTTACCAAAATCTCGCCACAACCATTTCCGTCTTCAAATTCTTGCTTTATTAATTCATACGCATTGCCATAAAATTCAACATCGGCAACAAAAGTTGTGATAAGGCCAGGAAGGTCTGGGTCTCTTCGGTATTCAAACTTTGAGTCCATCCAATTCATTGGCTCCTCAACCTCTGTGCCATTTAGGTAAAATTTAAACTCAGCCATTACTTCATCTTTTTGTTTACAACTCTGCCTCTGATAGAATTTGGAAAAATTGCGCTGGCAAGCTCTTTCACATTGTCAATCTTTACCCTTTTGTTCTTCCCAATAGCGTTTATGATTTCTGCGGATTGCATATCAAACGAGTTCAATATGTTTTCCGCAAAGGAATTACCTTGGCCCTGCGACTTGCCATATCCATCCATCGCATTAATATACTTCTTAGCGATAAAGCTGTCAAAATTATTGTCCCGAATAGCTTGAAGCACAGGTTTGTATTCAGCGGTTTCTCTTGCGGTCATCACGGACTCTCCTCTTGAAAGCATAGCTGGGATGCTGTCGGATGTGCCGGTGCCTGGCCCATTCAAGTCAATAACCCCATCCTTGAATCCTTGCGGGAATTGACTTGAACTAATTGCGGCTAATTGTTGTATAGCTAATTGACCAATGACGGCGGCAGCAATAGCTCCACCAACAGGGCCAAGGTCGCTAAATGCACGGATGATGGCCGATGCGGTATTGATTAAGACATTTACTTTTTGAGACTCTTTGTTTTGCTCAAACCTTTTCTTTTCAATCCTCGTGACTTCTGCGTTGTATTGCTCCTCTGAAATCAATCCTTGGGCAAGCTTGTTGTCAAGAGCAGTCTTTTGGTTATTAAACTCCATCTCTTGAATCTGAGTGAATTGGTTGTATAAATCGCTGGCTACATTAACGAATCTGCCAACCTCTTTTAGGTTCTCCTCAAACAGGGCTTTATCCCGATTTGCGGCAAGAGCGTCAATCTCTTCTTTAGTCCTGCCATAGACCTTCGCTTCGGCGATTAATTTTCCATAGTATTGACGGATGGCCTTCAATCGCTTATCCAGGGAATTTCCCTCATACCCATCCAAGCCGTCTTGCAGTCGCTTGTAAAACTCGGCATAATCCTCGGCCTCCTTCTTCTTGCCATCGTTAAAGTCGGTGTCAAGCTTTTGCATATCAATGTTGGCCTTGGCGAAGATGGCCTCAATCTCTTTGACCGATTTGCCTTGAATCTCGGCGTTCTTAGCGGCGAGTTTTGCCTTGGCCATCACCAACGCCTTCTCAAGTTCAAGCCTTCTGTCCGTCCCTTCGGCGTGTAATTGAATCTGGGCCTCAATCTCTGCGGAACTATCCTGCAACATTTGAACCGTCAAGTCCTTGATGTCTTTGCTGAGTTTTTGAAGGGACTCAACGCTCGGCACATAGACTCCTTCCTCAATGACCTCGGCGACATTCGGGTCAAAGGACTCAACCATCTTCCGAGCCTTCTCCAAGTCTTTGTCAAGCTTTGCAAGGCTCAAGCCCATTGCTTGTGGCGTATCTCTTTGTTCAATCTTGGCCAGGCTCTTGCGTGCCTCAATAACTTTTACGAGTTGGTTGTAATAGACCGTGGTTCCTTCGGTGAGGGCTAAGAGTTTTGTGTTCTCAAGGGCTATAAGTTCCTTGGCGGCGGCGATTTCATCCTTTGACGCTTGTTCGGCATCCATAGCCACCTGCGTTTCTTTTTGGCCTTTTGATTGAAGTACATTAAGAATATCAGAATAAGCGGCTTGCATAGTCCGTATTCTTTGGTTTTCTTCAGTCGTTGGAAATAGCTTGGTTCTTAACGGCTTCATCTTTTGGTCAAGAGCCTCTAAAGCCTTCATCAACTCATCGCTTGATAGTTGCTCTATGGATTCAGCCGCACCATTAGACACCTCTCTCGCCGTTTTGGACACAAGACCAGAAACACGGTTTAGGAAAGATTGATAATTCAACTCAGCAACCTTTTGAGCCTCTTTTGCGGCCTCTGTCTCCCCGAAGATTGCTGCGCCAATTATGTCTATGCCCTTCCTTATCGTTGGAAGGCTCTTTATCGTTCCAAGAAATCCCTCGCCCTCTGCGTATGGGGTTGTCAATATGTTTTTGACATAATCAACACGCTGACCAAAGGCTGTAAATGCATTGGATATTTCGGTAAGATTTGCCTCGCCTATGGTTCTTTTGAAATCGTTAAAGGCATTTGATGCCCTGTTCAAAGACGCATCAAGCGACCCCGCTTTGCCTGCAAGGGCAGGGGCAAATGTTTCCTCAATGACTTTCGTGAACTCAGGGAGGATTTCGGAAGAAATAATGCCCCCAGACTCCATTAGCTTAATAAACTGCCTGTTTGTCAATTCTTGTTCTGGGTGCAGCCTATTGTAAGCCTTAACCATAAGGTTGGCCGCACCGGGTAATGCTTCCCCAAGCTGCCTTCTTAATTCTTCCGCAGAAACCACGCCTTTGGAGAGCATTTGCTCCAAGGCCAAAAATGCCCGTTGAGTTTGCAAAGAGCTTGCACCTGCGGCCCTAAGACCCGCCGAAACCTTCACGAACATCTCTTCGGCCTGGGCAGAGCTAAAGCCAACCGTTTTTGCTGCAATCCCGAATTTTGAAAACCCATCAATCAACGGCTCAAACTCAAGGCCAAGTTTTTGTGCAACTTTGTAAAGCCTATCAAACGCCATTTGCCCACCGGCTCCAGACTCAAATACAAAGGCTAACCTATTTTGGAGTATCTCCGTTTTTCTCGTTACATCAACAATGGACTTGCCAAACTCTATGACAGACTCAATCGCAAAATATGCAGCCATTCGTGCTGCAACCCTTTTGAGCAAATTGTCAAAAACATCTATTTGATTTTTGGCCGAACTAACCGCATTGCCCATTCGGGTCACATTGTTGGTCGTGTTGTTCAGTTGGGCATTGACCTGGGTGAGGTTCGTGTTCACCTGGGCCAAGACATTGACCGTGGTGTTGAACGAGTTGTTGATGTTGTTAATCGTACTCAGCCCTTGGGCCGAGGCGATGTTGGAAAGGGCTTTGGCAGCAGCGGTGGCGTAGGCCGATAGTTCTTTGTTTTTAGCGATAAGCTCGTCAAGCTTTCGCTTCATATCGTCTATATTCGCATCGTAACTTACCGATATTTTATCAGCCATTGGTGTCTTGTTTAGCTTTGCGTTGCCTTTCCTCTTGGAAATGCTTGAGCAAAGTTAAGACATCCTCAACGGATGTTTTCATATACTCCTTGTAGAGGAATATATCGCCCCTCGCTAAGAAAACGAAGAACTCACGCCAATTTAAGTCGTTGAGGTAGAGTTCCGAGCCGAGATTTCGGATTTCAGGAGTTCCCTCGTCTGCTCCAGCCGGGAGGAGGCCATCTCCCAGAAGATTGTCCAATCTTCTTCTAAATGTTCTATATTGGGAAAGAACTGACTCAGCCCGGCTAAAACGAAAAAATCGTACAACTCCTTGCCCTTGTACGCTTCCCTAAACGCCTCCACCTTCTTTTGCTCAAACTCGTTGTTCCACTCGCCTGGGTTTTGGTCTTCACGGATCAACACCGCTCCAGCCAACTCCATCATCACTTCGGGGTGAACGAGCATATCCTTCCTCCTACGCATCTCCCCGACCAAAAAGCCAATCTGCGCCAGGTTCTTCACGGCGGTGCCATCCACGGCCTTGTTCAAGGCTCCCTCCATATTCTCCAAGAAGACATCCAGCTCTTCCCTTGAAACCATCCGCTGCAACTGAATCACGAGGTCTTGGATCCGTCCCATTCGGTCAATGGGGATGTCAAAGATGTTCTGGTAAATGAAATAGCGGTGGCCCTGGCAGGTCAACGCAAACTTCAAGCCACGCATCTTGTCGGGCTTGTAGGTATCGTCCCACACCATTTGGGTCAGCTCCTTCTTGAAAAGCTTGTAAACGAGTTTGTGTATCACGAGAGTTTAATGAGGATGAAATTGAGGCTTACGCCCACGAGCATCACGACACCCATTTGCAGGAGGTCAAAGCCCATTAGCGGAGCGGTGATAAGATAGAAGATGCCTCCCCATACCGAAGCCATACAACCAACGCACCCGTAAATAGGTTTGTGAAGGTTGGGGAACTTATGCGGGGGGATGGTTTTCTTGAACCACTTGCCCACCTTGCCGAGGAGTTGTTCCTCCTCAAGCATAATGGACAGCGATACGGTCATCAGGCTTACAACCAAAGCCCGTGCCAGCGTGTCAAGAGATGTCATTTCTTCTTCTCAAAGGTCATCCAAAGGACGCTCACGAGAGAAATGGTCGCACCAACGATTTCGGCAACGGACGATTCGTCCAAATAGCCTTTCGCAGCGAGTAGACCGCCAGCAAAGGTCAATGCGTGGCGTAGGAGGGGGAGAATTAGGTTTTTCATGGGATTGGGTTTAGATGGGGTGATGTTGTACTTTGGCAAAGAAAACCGCAAGGATTCGGGCAATGCAAACACGCAAGGGGCGTGTCGTTCTTTTTTGGTCATCATGGCTTAGGGGATAATGTATTTGAATTGAAAGGAAAAGCAGGATTCGGGAGTCGTGTAGGTCGGAGCAAGGGTCAGCGGTAACTCATCGCCGTCCAGGTTCGGCGAGGCACCGCCGGTGTAACTCGCATAAGCCCGTACCTCGTAGGTTCGGCCAATGGCGAAATACGCTTGGAGGTCATCAATCGTGGAGTTGGGGATGGTAATCGCTCCCGACACGGGCGTGGCCATCGTGAAACGGAAGGGGCGGTCAAGGGTCACATCGGTAATCACAACGGTAACAGCGGTGCTTGGCGTGGTATAGCCAATCACAACGCTATCGGCGCAGATGTCAAAGGTGCCAATATCGGGGCAGTCGGTGCATTCAAGACAACTCATCGGCTTGGTTGGGTTTTAAGTTCGGGGACAAAATTGTTGTTAAAGTGTGTGTAACCGCTCTTTTTGAGGTGTTTAAGGTACCATTCGCTCAAGAAGCTGTTGCAAAGATACCGAAAACAGTCGGCAAAGTCGGACTGTTGGGTAATGATGTATCGGTTTCGCTTTATGATGTTGCCAGCGGCATCGCACGCCACCATCTTCATGTCCCTTGCCACGCCGGGGGCCGTCTTCGGGTTTATCTTGATATCGGGGTGGAATTGGAGCAGGTAATTGCATTGCGCCCGGCTGTTCTCGTGCTTCGGGTTCGGAGCGACCTTGATCTGCCTCTGTGCCAATCCCAAGCCCCTCGCTAATTGCTCGTAGTAGTTGGCATTGTCCCTCTGCGATAAATCGCCCCGCTTGCCCATTGCATCGCCCGTGAGCAGGCAGGAGAACAGGAAGGGGGCGTACTTGGCCTTAATGGTGTCCACCATCTTGGGGATGCTCCCATCAACGACCTGGAACTCGTCAACGATGTGAACGTGGTCCCCTTGGCTATCCGTCCACATCTGCGCCACCAGACCGCAGAAGGGTTGTAAGTTAAAGTCAAGGGAGATGTAAATGGGTAGGTTCGGGTTGAAGGAAGCGTTGTGGGTTTCGTGCTTCTTCGCTTCGTAAGAGATGAAGAAGGGATTTTCGGGTTTCTCCTGCACCTCCCAATCGCCCTCCACGAATCGCTTGTACTCGTATTCGGGCATATTGTCCCGAAGGGATTGAAGGTAATCTTCGGGAATGTGGGGGTTGTCGGTAATCTTGGAGGGGATGTACGCCCAGGTGGAGGGAAGGTCGTTCTCCTTCCACTTGTCGTAAATCAACTCCTTCACCCAATTATTGCTTGGGTTGCAAGTGGCCATCACGACAATGGGCGGTCGGCCTTCGCAATTCAGCCACGAACCGGCACGCTCCAAGACCTTGTAAAGGAGTCCTTCCTGGCACTCGTTAATCTCGTCAATCCCACCGCCGTTAATCTCCAAGCCCTTGAATCGGTCAAAGTCTTTATCGGTATCGTAATTCTCGCCCATAAAGATTAACTCGGAGCCGTTGGTGAACCGCACAATCTGGGCCTGCTTGTCCCAAGAGGCAACGTGCATGCCTAAGCCTTGGTTCATTAAAGAGGTAAAGGTTACAAGGGTTGTCCTCTGAAGCGTGGGCATACTCTGCCTGATAATCACCCACCGGCTGCCGGGGTATTTGGAGCAGAGGGAGATGAAGGTTAGAAGGAGGCAATATGTTTTACCGCCTCGTCACCGGATGGCACCACCGAAGAGAATAAACTGCTTCTCCCCGGATAGCGCCATCCTATACGCTTGACTTTGTCTGGATGTGAGTTTCACTTAATAAACGTTTGAGATTCCTTGATACTGCGTGTCGGTCAAATTTATATCTCTCTGCCACCAATTTTATGCTTTTCAAATCGCTGTAAGCTTGAATGAGTTCTTTAGCGGATATCTTCCCCAAGATGCTTCTATGGTGATTCTCGCCATAGTTGAGGCTAATCATATTGTTCTTATATGCGTGAATAATATTCTCACGATTATCGCACCACTCAAGGTTTTCAACCCTATTGTCCGTCTTTATGCCGTTTTTGTGGTTCACTTGATTCTTGCCGTCAACCTTTGGAATAAACGTTAAGGCTATAATCCTATGAACCTTTATGGTTCGGTACTCGCCATTCTCGTCAAGGAGCATAGTGCGAAGATACCCCTTGGCATCTAAGGCTGGCTTTATCGCTTTAAGCGTTTTTGAGTTCTTATAGTTGTCGCTATAAATGGCTCCAAACTCATCGCAGAAATACCTCTTATCAAATCCATCAATTTGCCTCATAGCTTTTTATTGCAAATATAATGGTTTTACCTACTCGGTGCAATAGGCTCCGCCAAAGAGGATGAATTGCTTCTCCCCCGACAAAGCCATCTTATACGCCTGACTCTGCCTCGCCGTTAGTTTCATCCACAATTGGTTCAGTCAATTCAAGAACAAAAGGCCCCGTGTTCGGTGCGGTGGTCTGCTGCTGGGGCTTGCCATACAAATAGGCCAAGGCCAATTCCATCGCCCGCATATTGCCACGAATCGCCTCCGTGACCAATCGGGCAATTAACGCATCCATCCGCTTCACCCCGCCAATCGTCCTGTCCAAGTCGGCATCAAGCAAGTCCCGAATATCTCGCCTCGTGACCGCCTTAGGCTTCGTAGAACGAGCGTTTAGGAGGACAGGTATCTCTGCCTTCGGTTCAGCACTCGGAACGCTCTCAGGGGCCTCAGAGACCTCCTCCTCAATAACCTCCGCCTTCTTCCTCTTTACAAAGTCATGTATCGCCATGCACCCACAAAATTACCACAAGTCAAGTTTAATTCGCCCAAAAAAAATGGGGGGTACCCCTTTTCCACAAAAAAGGTGTTTTTTCCCACAAAGGGCGCAATTTGTTTTTTACC